CTGGACGCGTGGACGAAATTGCTACGGATCGAACGTAGTGGTTAGTAACCATACCAACTCCGCTCGCGGAGCGTTAAAAAGTCCTGCGCAACTCACCGATCGTGGAACGCCATTATGGCGCCTACGGCTCGTTGCGGTGAAAGTAAGCTATCAGGTTTAATAGAAATGGCCTGAGTCGTCGTCCATATAGAAGAAATCTGCTTGAGATTCTTCATATGTGTCAACGATTCGTTGACCTCTTTCTATTGCTAACCTTATCTGCTCTTTCTTTCTCCAATCAATCGAGTTAACGTTGATTGCGTTGTTACTTTTTACGAGGTCATGGATATTCGACCAAGAACCTGAGCCGGGGGTGCTAGCCGCCTCTTGTTCAAGATCTAACTTCGTTTGAATAAATTCGTAGAAGTACGCCCATGGGCCTGGAGACAAAATCTTAAGGCAGAATTCTAGCATTCTGTTGGGCCACGTTGACGAGACTTGTATTTTCCAGAAGTTATTCAGGAAAAATGCAATGTTCTCATCGAGCGTGACTACGGCTTTCCGGGTAGTATCCAATTTGTCCTGTAGAAGGGCATTTCAGATATTATACCGTAAAAAGGAAGGATCCATTCGTGTAGCAGAGAAGCACCATGTGATTGCATTCGCATCCATAAGGCCTGTTCCACTTAAGAATGATCTTAACCCGAAAGTTGCCCATAACACATTTCATTTCTGCCCGGCACCAAAAGTGCTGGGGAGATCTGAAATATGAGCTAGTAGCTCTTGGAATGTGCTTACTAAACCAAGTTTAAACATCTCACTAAACAATGAAGCGAGATAGAACTTATTTCTAATTAGTCTCAGGATCAATCCTGGACCAATCGGAGTAAGTTCCACCCCATTAGGACCTTTCCACCGTTTTGCAAATTCTAAGAATCGATCAGATTCTAAAGATTTTGACAAATTGATAGAAACTCCTAAGTACTCCATAATTTTAAGATATTCAGAAGCAACAGCGTCGTTGGCGATGACAATGTCATCACCAAGCACAGCGTAATCGGAAAATCCGGTTAACCCTGCTCGAACGGCTGCCACCTGCACTAGTACATGATGAGTTATGGCAAGCATAGCCCAGCTAGAGTAAGCTCCCATTGGTTGTCCAACTTCATACTTGTAGTCTACTCCTTTGTAAGCCCAGGTTAATGATCTCATTAAGAGACCTCAATCTGTTCCCATCATCGGTGATAGACAATCCAAGATTTGAATTTGTACTTCCAACGGTAGTCTATCCGTTGCTGCACTTAGGTCAAACGAGTGGAAAACAATTCCCTTAGAAGCATTCTTGATCAATTGATCGAGAGGCTCCGTTTGGTTGTGAGTTCCATCCATTGGAATCATCTTAAGCAGTCGGAACAAAGCTTTATGTAATGGAAATAGAGCAACCTGAACCCAGTAGTTAGTTATACCAACTACTCTGGATTTACCAGCTTGATCTTTCACCACACTTAGCTTTCCAACGTACAACGTCTGTACCCCCCCTAGTATGAATATAAATATTCCTACCGGGATTGCACACAACATTATGACTAGAATCCAAGCATTAAAGCCAAACCCTTTGGGTCCGCAATATTTTGTATTTCAACAATACAATCTATAGAAGACTCGAGGATAAGCCAAAAATGCTGCTGCGTCTAGTACTGCCCCCCAAGTGCTCTTACGAGCATTAGGAGAAGCAGTTTCTAGTAGCAGCAACTTTGGATTCATCAGCGTAAAGTTCGCAAACGGTAATTCTTGTATAGCCTTAGTGATGTCCTCCAAAGGAAGAGTCACACCAATTCCATTAAAGGCAGATAAAACTGTCTTCAATGAAGGTTTAGGGAACACGTTGAATACCCGAAAGATCGAAATTACAGTAAGGATACAAACTATTGTTCGCATAGTAGTTACGTCCGGTGCATTGCAATCAAATTGCAATATCACCAATCGTAACCGCCATGGAATAATAGTAGGCAAACCTCTGGCATCGGTTCGTACCAACACTCGACCAAGTCGATTGTTGTCTACCTCCGCTTGCCCTGCAAGAAATCGTACTGTTAATCTTAACACTTCCTTTAGGTAGTGATAGGTGAACGAAAGTCCACCCTTTTTGATTAACTTAAGTATTCTTTCCTGCAGTAACTTAAATGAACTAGAAAACTCCTCCGCACCACATGCCCAGATGCACACAGTGACGAATTTAGAAAATTCGTAACTTGGTTTTAACCAAGTTTTAACTGATGCTTTAGCCAATCGTGGAAGGTTGAAAACATTCATGTTTACAGCTTTTCATTATGTATTGGTTCGAGTTACGTGCCGGTACGTGACGCTAAGGAGTAGGGTGCTAGCCTTTCCTCAGTGGGAAGATCCACGATAGACCTCCAACGTTGTGCCAAAGAGACTTCTACGTCTCAACGCGACTCGGGGGATTCACCCCTATAGTTACTTCGGAATACCTTATCAGGGGTACCGCTAGGACCACTATCTTTTGAACAGTGGAGGGCGTTCCTTAGGGGCTCGTAACAGAGTTTGGACACGAGATGTTAAACATAAATTTAGGTTTAGCAAGTCGGGGCCAAGAGCTTGCGACCAAACGAGG